TAGAGTCGGTCAGGGTTATGTTTCCAGACGAAATGCTGGAAAAATCATTATATTGGCCTGCCGCCGTAAAAAACACGGTGCGCCCTTGGCTGATCCAGACGCGACCTTGAAAAGTTTCAATGCCATTGTTGGCTTTTACGGTAGCCGCAGCCGTCGCCGTTGCCCCGTTCCCACCACCGCCTGAAATCGTAACCGTAGGGTTGCTGGTATAGCCAGAGCCGGGGTTGGTCATGACCGCGCCGATAACCGCACCACCGGCAATCAAAGCCGTAGCCGCCGCATTGGTCCCGCCGCCGCTGGTGATCGCCACGTTAGGGGTGCTGGTGTACCCCGTGCCGCCATTGGTGATCGTAATGCCAACCGTGCCGTTGGCAAAAGACAGGTATCCCGCAATTGCCGTTGCGTTAGCTCCACCGCCTCCAGAAATGGTTACGTTGGGAGTCGAGGTGTATCCCGTTCCCGCGTTTGTCACCGTAATGCTTGTCACCAAGCCGGAGCCAAGAGTGGTTGTGATATTTGCGCCACTACCGCCGCCGCCCGTTATGGTCACGTTTGGCGCTGTCAAGTAGCCATAGCCGGGATTTGTGATCTGAACGGCAATAATATTGTTTGACGAGTTTATGGATGTGACAACAGCCTGTGCCTGCACACCCGTGGTCGATGTCGGGGGGTCAATGACCAATGTCGGGAAAGCCGAGTAGCTTGTTCCCTTGTTGTTAATTGTCAGGTTTGTAATTGTTCCAGAAGCATTTGAAATAAACGCAATGGCTGTTGCCTGCGTTCCATTCGTCTGGTTTGGCGCTGAAATTGTCACAAGTGGAGGCTGTGTATACCCGCTACCGGGGTTGGTAATGCCAATCGCGGTAATGCAGCCAACCGTAATGAGATTGGTCCCATCCCATGTGTAATAACCTTTTTCAGGGTCAGCAATGGTGACTCTTTCGTCTTTCCATTGATTGGAAATTACCCCTGTAGAGGAGAATGTCCCTGAATTGGCTACGGTGACAACCGTGTTTGACCCGACATTATACGCTTGGCAACCGCCGTTTTTCTCAAAAGCAAGGACATAATCTTTGTTGTTGATATTCGCGCTGCTCAAGGTCGTAACGGTGTTTGCCCAAGTTATTCCAACATTTGAGTAAGTCGGAATGACTTTAAGGTTACCAAACCCAATAGGTTGGATGTTTTCAATCCAAGAAAACTCTTCGTCGGCAATAGCCGTGCGATTGGCTTTGGTGTTAAGCGACTTAAACGCTTTAACAACCTGATAGCTTTTCTTTTGTTCTGGGGACTGAGCCATTATTGCCCCGAAGCGTAAGCGTTGGGTATCCTACGAGTGAACTGCGTCGATAGGACGTTGGCTACGAGCTTTTGGTACTCGCCTTTGAAGATTTCGCTCTCGCCGTAGCTCTGCTCGTAATACTTTGCCAAATGAGCGGCAAAGAATGGGACCGGCTGTTGGAACGGGTCAACAATGTCGAGGTCAGGGTCAGAAAGATTGACAAGGTCATCCGGCTGGACAACCGAATCCACTTCAATCGTGTAAACCTGATCTGGCGAAGGCCCAAGGTAGAACTTCTGCGGGCCATAATTTGAAAAGGCAATGGGGCGGTTGTAGTAGTTCTGCCAATAGCGAAGCTGGGCGTTGAACTGAGACCAAGGCAGGTAATTCAGCGGCCAGCGCGAATTGCCCCAATAAAGATTGATGTTGATGATGTCGAGGGTTTTCGCGCCCTTGGGCAAAGACGAATAATTATAGACTTCTTGATTTGTGACCGTGGCTGAAGTCTGAAGCTCACGCTTGCAACCCGTATCGCGCACAAGCTGATTACGGGCGGTATTGATATACGCAGTCAGGTCAGTATTTGACCAAAAATTCGCATTGGCATCATGCAGAAGCCGTCTGACTTGCGTGATGTAGTCCTGTAGAGTGGTCATTGCGGTTCCACATCATGCAGCCTGCGTCCCTTTCCCCTCTCCCTGTCTTGGAACAGAGAGAGGGGTCCGGTCTACCGTTGGGGACGTTTCTCGGTAGCCTTGGGGCCGGGTTTCGGTAATCTCAAACGTGTTGAGCTTAGCCATTGCACCCGGCAAGTCGTTAGCCGTTTTGATCCAGCCAAGTCGTACAAGCGCGTCTGATTTATCAATCAGGCCAAAACCAAAGTAATGCTGGGCAAGCGCCACAGGGACTTCGACGGGCTTTCGAGGAAGAAACTCATATTTCTTCCCATCCCACCCGCCGTCAATCTTTTCAGTACCTTTGTTTATGACCCAAACGCTAATCATCAGAATTGCACCACATCCCCGTAAACAGTGATCTGAACCGCAGAGTTGGCAACGGCGGTTGTAACCAAAACAAACAACGCATTGGCGTTATAAGACTTTGTTGCCGTGCCAGCAGCGAGAGTCAAATCCTGATAAGTCAACGCGCCGGTTACGTTACCAATGGTCTGCGCCGAGGCGATTGCATTGGAGGTATTTCCATCACTGGAAGTCAGGATGGAGACGTTGGCCGTAGCAATGTTAGGAACAGCACCGCCAGCCGTATTAGCCGGGTTTGAAACCGTAATACGGCGGACAATGATTGAACCAGTGGTGCCTGTCAGACCGCCACTAAGAATCGGCAATGTAACCACGGCATTACCCGTGGCTGCTAGAGATACGCCCTGTGCTGATGACAGAGCGTAATTGCCAAAGCTGATAGGGGTGTTCTGAGCAACGGCGTCAGATTGTGCCATGCGGACCCCCTATTAGCTGTTGAACGTGCCAGTAGCCGCCTGACCACCGTTCACACCATAAAGCGTGACCGTCTGGGTGCCAGTCGTTGCGTTGGCGCGCACATTGTAGCCGTCGCTTTCCAGCCAGCCAGCGGTGTTAGCTGCGTACCAAGTGGTCCAGCTATTCGCGCTGCCTGTGTAGGCGTTGACTTCAATGGTCACGTTCGCAGTTGCCGGGTAGATGTAAACACCCGCCGGGATGTATTTTGCGTTCAACATCGCGGTCGAGTTACCAGCGCCAACACTCGCGACCGTTTCGGTCTGGAATGTGCCGCCGGGGGTGTTCGCCGCGACGTTACCAAGGATAATTTTGCTAAAACCACCAGCCATGTGACGATCTCCTTAGAGCGAGAGCGAGTTGTAGCCAGTCACCTTAGTCATCGACTTCGGCTTCGTGGAAACAAGCTCAGCAATGTTGATGACCGCGCCGACATAGCCAATCTGCCAATTGGGCAGGGTGCTTTCGAAGCCCGTGAACACAAACTGACCCTGCTCGTGGATATAGAGCGAGAGGTAGTTGGTGTTGAGGAGGTACAGCGTACCTTCTGGGCAATACGGGTCGGGATAGACCGGAACGCCAGCAACCATCAGGGCGCGGAACGCAGCCTGCGGGCCATTGGAGTCGCCATCGAAGCCGTGACCCGGCGTGATGACATACTGTTCCTGACCAACGTAATCCTGCGCCAGCAGCGTCCAAGTACCAAAGCCGCAGACGCCAAACGTCGGGACTTCAGCGCCGTTCTTCACAGTTCCAGAAATGTACTGGAGGACGTTCTGACGAGTCGGATTGACCGAGCCAGCAGCGTACTGCTTCGACTTCCACCAAGTGTAGGTCGAGCGGTTGATGTTGCCGTAAGTGGCAGTACCCGTGCCATCATCCACCGCAGCCGGGAGACCCGTAAACTGCTGGGTGTTTGTGGTGTTGGTGTAGAGGGCAGTCGCCATCGCATCCATCATCACGTTCGTCGCGTCGTTCATACGAGCTTCGATAAGTGGGATGATTGCGTGGTCCTGCTGCACTGCACCTTCCATGCCGAGGAACGGCACAGGGGCGATCATGAGCTTCAGGTTGAATTCGGCGTTATACGCACCCTGCTGAACGGCAGGCTGGGCAAACGAGCCAGAGTAATCAGACCATTGAGCATTGACGAACTGAGCGCCCTGCACCGGGACGGTGACGGACGAAACACCGCCCGTAGCCGTCTGGCTATTGGCGATGAGAGCCGCAAGAAGAGGCGTCGAGTTATAAATCTGGACGACCATCTTGGGGATAAACGCACGGCGTGTGACGTACGTTAGTTCGGCATACTGATTAGAGCCTGATGCGGGAACAATACCGCCACCAATAGGCATGTTAGCACCTCATGTTTGGTTAAATTTGCGCCTATCGTCCCCGTTTACAGTCAAAACCCGATAGGTCTCGGATTTCTCCGAATTTCTGTCAGAGCCTTGGCAGCTTCGTCTCGCGCAGCGCCAGCGGGATTAGACCAAAACTTCTT